TGTCTGTGCTGGACTGGTTCACTGCTGCAGGCACTCTCAGCGTTAAAATGGACGGTGCTCCTGCGATTGTCTGGGGCACGAATCCTGCCACTGGAAACTTCTTCGTAGGCACTAAAAGTGTCTTCAATAAAGTTAAAATCAAAATCAATGAAACGCACACTCAAATTGATCACAATCACAGTGGGCGTGTTGCTGATATTTTACATAGTGCCTTGGATTATCTTCCTCGTACAAACAGGATTATTCAAGGTGATTTTCTTGGGTTTGGTGGTGTGGATACTTTTTGCCCCAATACGATTACTTATGTCTTTCCTGAAAAAGTAACTGCTAAGATTGTTGTTGCTCCGCATACTTGGTATGAAGCAAACGATGATCTTCGTGATAGTTGGGCAATTCCTCTCACTGTCAATCTGAAAGACAATGATGATTGTTTGTTTGTGCGTCCTTGTGCATACATTCAGCACGGACAAACTTCTTTTGCTGATGTAGAGGAAGTCTGTAACTTTGCCCGTCAAGTGTCAACAGTGTGTGAGTTCGCAACTGTTAAAGAAGCAGCACAGATCAAGCAGCAAATCAATGCCTGCATCCGTGTTGGTGTTGATGTTGAGAACGGTTTCATTGATTGTGACCCTAATCTGCTGGGTTTGTGGAAGTTGGTGAAGTCCATCAAAGAAGATTGCCTCTTCCTGTGCCGCAATGATGGTCCTTCAGCATACATCAGTGGTGAGCGAATTGATGCAGAAGGTTATGTTCTCTCCAATGAGTTTGGCACCTTTAAGTTAGTCAACCGTGAATGTTTCTCTCGTGCTAACTTTACTCTTGCTAAATCCTGGTGAATTAAAATAGCTCACCTCCAAAGCGTTCCTACAGTATGAGCACTCCTACCATGCAAGCACAAGCACAACAAATCATCGCAGACAATGTGTATCAGCACACTCTCGCATTGATTGAAGCACTCAAAGACAACTATCGTCAACACTCAATTCGTGGTCATCAGCGTTCTATTGAGCGATTTGATGCAGTTCCTGGTTATCATCAGCGCAAGATTGATGAACTCAAGTCTGGTAAGTGTGACATTGACTATACCATCGAGACTGGTAAAAAGTATCACAAAATTATTTTTGTTGATGGTGGTGGACAACGCTCTGCTCATGCTTTCATTGACAAGAACACTGGCGAAGTGTATAAAACTGCCTCATGGAAGTCTCCTGCCAAAGGTGTTCGTTATGACCTGCGATTGATTGCTGATCGTGAATACCTGCTGGAACATGCAGATTGGAGCGGGGGGTATTTATACAAATAACTCACTCCCAGTCAGTTGGAACTTTCTATGATGCTATTGGAAACTCTGGACATTATTGCACGATGACTTACACTGACATCACAAAACTTGAGAATTGCCCTGAGTGTGGTGCAAACTGGGTTGAAAAACTCATCCCACAAAAATACTGGGAAAACTATTCTCCACCCTATTTTTATAGTCGTGTGATTGGTATTGAATTGCTTGGTGAAGATCGTATCAATCATTGGGTGTGCCCTGATTGTAACCACAAGTTTCCACGATGACTTATTCTAACCTCTCAAAGATTCGCCCGAAACTGAGAACATCAGGTAACATCACAGGTAACTTTGGACGCAACAAAGTTTCAGCAGGTTCTTCACTCAATGATATTGGTGGTGATGGTAACATAGGAGCAACACAGGATGAATACCTGAACCGATTGTATTATGCTTTTGATCACACTGCCGAACCTAAACTTCGTTCGTTTCTTTACACCGAAATCCGCAAGATTCTCATTCAACAAGGTAAATGGTAATCTCATGAAATACGAAGTCAAGTTATATGTTGGTGGCAAAGTTTTCACCGAAAGTGTAGAAGCCGTCAACAATCAGGACGCAAAAGCAACAGCACTTGCTCGCAATCCGAAAGCAAAAGTGATTGGAGTTAATCCAGTTTTCCGGTAATTAAAATAGCTCACCTCCAAAGCGTTCCTATGGTATGAGCACCACCCCAACCATGATCGACTTCCCCACACTACAATCTAAGGATGGCACAATGCTAGTCGGATTCTATCCTGTTCAGACGCCATTTGGTGACATTTCAGAAGAGTGGTGCCTGCAAATCTTGTCTTGGAAAGGTATTGATCAGATCAGCAAAAAGTATCTGAATCGTGTTGAAAAGTCTCTTGCAATTCGTGACCGTCTCAATCATGATTACATTCTGACTGGTGATAATCAAGATTTGCCACAACAAGGTAACCCTTTCTACGGTGCAGTCTGATGCGATTCCAAGTTACTCAAATTGAGTTTGATTTTGATGATGAAGAGGAGATGAATGAGGACGAAAAAAATACTATCACCAACGAATGTATCGGTCAAGTATGGGAAGCAATCGATGAAGATGACTTGATTGAAGAGATCACATGTACAACTGGTTGGTGTATCAAATCGATTGACTATCGTCATGTGTTAGTCTAAACAATGAGACGCAAATCCCTGACTTTTAAGAAACTCAATTCCATGAAAGTTCTCACACTCATCTTCATCGTAGCATTGTTTTTTTCACCCTCTGTTCGATCACTGACTTCCAATACTTTACATACGGTAGCAGATCTGATCTCTTCGAGCAATTAAAATAGCTCACCTCCAAAGCGTTCCTATGGTATCACCACTCACTCCAACTCATCATGCGTAAGATCGAATCCCAGATGAACACTGCTATCACTGAGCACAAAGATCTCAAGTCAGGCAACACTCAAGTGGTTACTTATACCAACTGTTCTGATGTCTATCTGCACGGTAATCTGATCGCTCGGATTGGTGAAACCTGGATCGAATTGTTCGATGGTGGTTGGCAATCACATACCACAAAGTCTCGCCTCAATGCACTTCTCCAAGCGTTTGGTATGCCTGGTGAGTATGTCTTCCAAAAGAACTTTCAGTGGTTCGTTCAATACAACGGAGCACCGATTCCTTTCTTCTCTGGTATGCGTCTCGCTTGAATCTTTCTCACTTTAATTAACAACAAAACCATTGATTATCGTCACATTCTCAAATGACTGACCTTCGTTACTCTACGGGTGAAGAACTTGAAGAGTTCCTGTATGAAAAGTGCAGGCAAGATCCTGATCTTCTCGCTACTATCATCAATGAGTATGTGTGCTCGCTGAGTGATAACAAACTGATTGAACTTGAAGACTTTCTCACTAACAACTTTGGAGACGATTGATGAACCGCACTGAACTCCAAGAATCATACATTCAACAGGTGATTGATAGTATGGACTACAAAACAATGGAACGTTTTGTGTATGATAATCTACAAGATAATCTGCAAGGTTATAGCGACGAAGAACTGATTGCAGAGGTTGAAGAATACTATCCCGAACTGCTGGAAGATTGAATCATGACGCATTATGTTTAATCTTTGTATCATTATCTGAACCAAGCTCATGTATCTCAAAGTCACAAGATTGTCCCGCAGCAAAAACGAATGGACGAGATTTGTTCATTTTCCTGATACTTACACTTTCCGCCATGCTGTTCGTCTTTTAGGCAATTCTCGCAAATGACCCTACTTATAGGGTCTTTTTTTATGTCTTGTAATACCAATAACAACCAACCCAACTATTTTTTCCTGGATTTTTAAGTGATTTAAGTAATCCTGTTCCACGCTTTCCTCTTATAGTTAATGATGCTTTATTTGCACTTTCAAACTCATAAACAAGTTTGCCAGTTTTCTTATCATAACCAACCACAGGTTTAATGACTGGTCTATTGTCGAGTTTCGTCCATTTATATCCATAAGCAGTCCAACCTTCTTTCATTGCTCTACATATGTTTCCTGCATATTTTTCGTTTCCTGTTACTTTAAGTGCTGCCTCTCTTGTACCATCAAACTCAACAATCTCACCAGTTGTTATACTCTTACCCTGAATCTTTCGTTTTGCATGTGTACCACCTAAGTTCTTTTGTAAGAACATTCCCCACTTTTCTCCACGTTCTAACTTATTTTTAAGTCCAATACTTATACTCTCTTTCCACTCATCAGAACGAGAAACATTGCTCATCGTTTCTGATATTTTCTGTTTCGTATCTTCTGTGTGCTCAAAGTATTCTCCACCAGTTGTTGCATTATATCCACCCCGATATGAGTCGAGAAAATCTATCCACCATATTTCACGCTCATTTAGTATATCTACATTACACTCTTCAAGTATACGAATCTTGAATTTTTCTAGACCATACTTATTGATTGCCTTGTAGAGTGGTCTATCACTATGGATTCTACTTTCTGTGATGTGTGCTAACCAACGTTTGTTGAGTTGTTGTCTTGTTTGACCAACATACTTCTTATCATTAACTGTGTTGGTGATGAGATAGATTATTCCTTGTTCCAATTCTATAACGTGCTGAGTGATTTGGTGGTATTTATGATAACCTACTGTCTTTTGGCAAGTTTTCCACAATTTCCACAATCTGGGGAAAACGTTTATAAAAATAGGTTTGTGTGATTGTATAAAATTAGTGTTGTAATTAAATGCTTCTGGGTGTTGTTATCTTACAGGTCAGTTTATCACACGCCCGCCAAAATGTCAAGACCCCCGTGATCAGAAAATCTCCACAATCGCAAAAAAACTATAAGGACCGCAAATAAATATCCCTAGACCATTGACATTTACGCCACAGTATCTTAGAGTAGTTTCATAACACACAGGAGCGAACTTATGTCAGTTGTATATCAGCAGGCACAGAAGCAGCGTTATAGGATCACTCTGGATCTATCAGTATTCGGTGACTTCGACCCACACCAGATTGATTGGGAGAAGTTATTCAAGTTGGAAGGTGCGGAGAAGTGTGAAGCTTATGTTGAGGACCTAAGTACACCTGACCGTTGGTGATTATAGGGATTCAAAAATAGCTCACCTTTAAAGCGTTCCTATGGTGCAAGGGTCACTCCCACACAGTCACTGACACTTTGATGCTGAACTTCATCCCCTACGCTATTCGTCGTCCGTTCTACTATGTGTTTGACCTGATCGCATGTTCTGATTTTCGCAATGAAGAATTCAGTCGGATCTTCGATGCTTATGAGTATGAGCAATCAACGCAAATCCTAGGGTTCATTAACTACTTGGGTATGACAGGTCAGTTAGATCTACCTGAGAACTTTGACCTGTTCGCTGATGTTGAAACTCTAGAGCAAGCAGTAGAGAAGTGGAATGATTATCAGGACTTGATGAACACTTCCACGCTGGCATAGGTAACAACAAAGGGGAATGAGATGCGCCTCTATAAAGACACTCACTGTTCCACACTTATTCTAACATAAAACACGAAAAATGTCCAAGTCTGTGATGCTTTCTCTTCTTGCTCAGGGTAACACTGGCAGCGAGATTCTGTCGATTCTTGATACTCTCGCTGCTGAATCTGTGAGTGATACTGAGGAGAGCACTATCGAGTTCTGATTGTTAACAACTGTGCGTCCCCTGGTTGACACTGGGGGGCGTTTATGTTATACTCGTAGATATCAGTGCGGGCCAGTGTTTTGCCGCCCGTTGTTGATGGCGTCGTGGCGGCGTTGCGTTAATTAACCCCCGTATTAAAAAAAGCAAACATCCCTAATCTATAACAACTCCGTACCACGGCATCGATATATTTCTCTTATAAAAAAATTTTCCGGAATTATAATGAGACACAAAAACCCCCCGCCACCCCTATTGGAACTTTTGGAAGGTTGTTTTTGTTGGTTGGTTAATACGACATCCCGATAAGGTTTTCCGAATCATTGGAATACCTATTGGGATTCTTATTGTAATGATATATAATGCGGTAATCAAATAAAAGAGTTAGAAAAAATTTCCCGGAAAAAAAATTTATATGGAAAAGATTTATCACATATATGCAAAGGATAAGTGTATATCTCATTCAGTAAAAGAAGAAGACTTTGATAAGGTTTGGAAAGAGATAAAAGGTATGATTGGTCTTATGAAAACTGACTATTCAGTAGAGGATCTTTCTTATGAGGAAGTGGTCATAAACAAAGAAGTAATACTTAACTCTTCCCATTGACAAACACATATATAAACTGATAAAATTGATTTTGAAGGTTATTTCAACTTATGGCAAAAGGATTTACTGTTAAAGCAACTGCACCAAAGCCCAGTGAACAGACATGGGACTATGATGCAATTAAAGAAAGGATGCGAGGAAAGTCAATTGTATTCTGCCTGCCTGGTAGAGGATGCTCGTTTATTTTTCTGAAAGCATTTGTACAACTATGCTTTGATATGGTACAGAATGGAATGAGTATTCAAATTTCTCAGGACTATTCTTCTATGGTGAACTTTGCACGTTGTAAGGTACTTGGTGCAAATGTTCTTCGTGGACCAAAGCAAATTCCTTGGGATGGAAAACTGCAATACGATTATCAACTTTGGATTGACTCGGATATTGTCTTTGACACTAACAAGTTCTGGCAACTCTGTGATCTTGCTCTGAATGAAGAAGGAGAAGAGAAGGAGATTGTTGCTGGATGGTATGCAACAGAAGATGGTCACACAACCTCTGTCGCACACTGGTTAGAAGAAGATGACTTCCGCAAGAATGGCGGGGTGATGAATCATGAAACCGTTGAGTCTATCTCAAAGCGTCGGAAGCCATTTACTGTGGATTACACTGGATTTGGTTGGGTTCTGATTAAGAATGGCGTCTTTGAAAATCTCGAATACCCTTGGTTTGCTCCTAAGATGCAAGTCTTTGAATCTGGTGCAGTTCAAGATATGTGTGGAGAAGATGTTTCATTCTGTCTTGATGCAAAAGAGGCAGGTTTTGAAATTTGGTGCGATCCTCGGATTCGAGTGGGACATGAAAAAACTCGCGTAATCTGATTAAACATTATATAAAGGAGAAAAGATTAAATGGCAAAAGGTGGATCTAACAAAGTAGTATTTGAGCCTGGTACTCCTAAGAAGACTCGTCAGGGACGTTCATCACGTACATTATTGAGTGCAACGTCTCGTAATGGACGTAAGAAAAAATATCGTGGTCAAGGTAAATAATAATATTCAGAGTGCTTAAATAGACTTAGGCACTCTTTTTTTATGTTTTCAGAAAAAGAACTTCATATTTTAAATTGGATTCAAAAAGTTTCGAAAATTAGAACTGAATTAAAAGGTTTTGCAATTTGTCCTTTTGCAGCAAAGTCAAAATATCGCATTGTAGAGTGCTCTGCAAGCGCCATAGAGCCCATTCAAGACATGGATGTGGTAATCTACATCATAGAAGATGCATTTAATCTCAATGAGGTTCAGCAATGGGTTGGTGTTTGCAATTCAAAGTATGAAGGATGGAAGTTTTTTGAAG